TGAGTGAAGAGGCAACAGGGTCCGCTGAAGCTGCTACAGAAACAGCTGTAGAGTCATCAGTCGATACGGGGAGCTCGGTTGATTGGAAAAATTCATTACCAGATGATGTTAAAACCGATCCGAGTCTCGCTGATATTAAAGATGTAGGAGGACTAGCGAAGTCTTATATACATGCCCAAAAAATGGTAGGTTCAGATAAAGTTGCATTACCAAAAGAAGATGCAACACCTGAAGAACTTGATGCATTTTATGATCGTTTAGGACGACCTAAAGAGTATGAGTTTACTAAGGCTGAACTTCCAGAAGGTATGAAACTAAATGAAGACATGGAAAAAAATATGAAAGCTATTATGCATAAATCAGGCTTAACTAATAAACAAGCTAATGATTTATACACTGGTTATATAAAGATGACATCTGAAGAATTTACAAATCAACAGACTGCAGCTGAAAACCAGAAAGCTGAATGGTATAAAACACTTCAAAAAGATCTAGGTAAAGCATTTGATGAGCAAGTAGACCTTTCTCAACGTGCTGCTAGAGAACTTGGAGGTGAAGATTTTTTAAATTGGTTAGATAGCACTGGCCAAGGAAATAACCCTATGTTTGTTAAAATGTTTGCAAAAGTAGGTCAGATGATGGCTGAAGCTGGAGCAGAACCTGGCAAACCTCAATCTTTTGAGATGACACCAGACTCTGCTAGAGCAGAAATTGCACGTTTACAAAGGGACCCTAATTTCATGGAGCAGTATAATAATAAAGAGACTGACGGGCATAAAGAAGCCGTTAAGAAGTTTGGTCGTTTATTTGAATATGCTTATCCTGATACAGAGGTGTCAACTTAGATAAATATAGGATATAATCCGGATTAACGGGTAGCTCACAGAGTCCGTAACCGAGACCCAGGTATAGGGTAGTAGTGGTCCGAAAGGGCAACCATTGCGATAAGTTTAACTTTTGAAGGAGGACAATTATGTCAGTTCAAATTACTACCGCTTTTGTGCAACAGTACAAAGCGAATGTTGAACACCTCTTGCAACAAAAAGGTTCGCGCCTACGTCCATACGTAAGAGTCGAGTCTCAGAACGCTGAGTACGAGTTTTACGACAGAATAGGTGCTACTAATGCGCAAGAAGTGACAGGTCGTCATCAAGATACTCCACTTATCACAGTACCACACGATAGAAGACGTGTCTCACTACGTGACTTTGATTGGGCGGAATTGATTGATAGAACCGACCGAATCAGATTGTTAATCGATCCAACTTCTCCATATGCTCAAAACGCAGGTTTTGCATTAGGTAGAAAAATGGATGAGATTATCATCGCAGGTGCTTTTGGAACAGTTTACACTGGTAAAACAGGGTCTACATCTGTTACTTTCCCAGCTTCACAACAAATTGCTGTGAACTATGTTGAAAGTGGCGGTGCTACAAACTCTGGTTTAACTATTGGTAAACTTAGAAGAGCAAAACAAATATTAGACCAAAACGAAACAGATCCATCAGATCCTCGTTACATCATTTGTACAGCAAAACAAATTAATGACTTGCTACAAACAACTGAAGTAACTAGTGCTGATTACAACTCTGTTAAAGCTTTGGTACAAGGTGACGTTAATTCGTTCATGGGCTTTGAGTTCATTAGAACTGAGCTTGTTGAAACCGATTCTAACTCTTACAGACGAGTTATTTGCTACTCAAAATCTGGACTATTGCTTGCAGTAGGTGCAGATATAAATGTAGACATCGGTCCTAGACGCGATAAACGTAATTCAACTCAAGTTTACTGTTCAGCTTCATTCGGTACAGTCCGTATGGAAGAAGAAAAAGTACTTGAAATTAAATGTGCAGAATAGGAGGTAGACAATGGCTGTAACAACTCAAAAATCGACAGAGTATACTAATGCTACTGCAGATCCTATTACTACTCAAGCAAGACCGGATGAAATGCATGGGAGATTAAGAATTATGTTCTTTACTCATGACCAAGACGGTGCTGGAGACGCAACTTCTAGTGTAGCTTTAGGTAAGCTACCAGCTGGACGTGTGCGTGTCTTGACTTCTCTATCAAGAGTATATTGTAACTGGACTACTAGTTCAGCTGCATTAGATCTTGGATGGGATGCTTATACTAATGCTGACGGCACAGCAGTTGCTGCTGACTCAGACGGTCTCGTTGACGGTCTGGACGTAGATACTGCTGGTTATCAAACATTAGAGGGTGCACTAGCTGGCATTAAAGCTACTGGTGGTACTCATACGTTTGACAGTAAAGATGGTGTTGTAATAAGAGCAACATCTCAAGGTACTGCAATCGCATCAGGTGATGACCTTGTAGGTTATCTAATCTATGTTATAGATTAATGTAAATAGAGGGGAGGGAAACCTCCCCTCGCTTAGGAGGTAAAATGGCAACAGCATCAGCGGATATTAATATTGTAAACAGAGCTTTAACTTTGTTAGGTGTTAATACTATTACCGCTTTAACTGACTCAGACAAAGCAGCTTCTACAGCTTCAGTATTATGGGATGATACAAGAGCCGCAGTTTTTAGGGCACATCCTTGGAACTGCTTAACAAAAAGAGTAGCGTTATCAAAAGACTCAACATCACCAGCTTATGGTTATGATAACAGATTTCAATTACCAGCAGACTTTTTAAGACTCATACAATTAGAAAATGCTACGGATAACTATCAAATCGAAAACGATTTTATTCTATATGACGGAGATACACTTAATGTACAATATCTAGCTCTAGTTACTGATGTAACTAAGTATGATACATTATTGATCGATGCACTTGCTGCTAGGTTAGCGGCTGAATTAGCACAACCACTACTACAAAGTACTACAGCAATGGAACAAATGTGGCAAATGTATACATTAAAACTTAAGGAAGCTAGATACGTCGATGCTCAAGAAAATTGTCAAGACGTAGTCGATGCAGATTACTGGATCGATTCAAGAGGTGGTTTAAAACGTCCTAATATAGAAACACCACCAAGGAGTTAAAGTGGCAAAAGTTACGCCAGTACAAACTAACTTCACAGGAGGAGAAATTACTCCTAAAATGCATGGTCGTGTAGACCTGCAAAAGTATGGTGCTAGCTGTAAAACACTTAAAAACTTTATTTGTTTTCCTCATGGTGGAATTGTCAAAAGATCAGGTACACGGTTTGTAGCTGAATGTAAAGACAGTGCAAACACTAAGAGACTTATTCCATTTGTATTTAGTACTACACAAGCTTATATATTAGAGTTTGGTAATGATTATGTAAGGTTCTATCGTAATGAAGGACAGATTTTAGACTCTGGTTCAGCATACGAAATATCAAGTCCTTGGGGAGAAGAGTATTTAGATGGACTATCGTTTACACAATCAGCAGATATTTTGTATGTAACTCACCCTGAATTTAAACCTAGAAAAGTAACAAGAACCGGCCATACTACTTGGACTATTGCTGAATTTGATCAAACAGATGGACCATATCTTGACCAAAATACATCTGCTACAACTATGACTCCTAGTCATTCATCAGGTTCAAGTAGAACAATTACAGCAAGTGGTAGTACTTTTGCTAGTACAGATGTAGGAAGA